CACGGCCACCTGGCCGGCGAAACTCTCCCCACGAGCCTCACCCCACAGCGTGCGCGCCAATATGTCGCTGTCTTTTCTGGTCACGGTCATGCTTTTCTCCAGGCGTAAAAAAGCCCGCACTTGGCGGGCTTGTAGGGGTTTGGCTTATCGTCTGACTAATCCATCTGAAAGCTCGGGGTTGTCGCGTACAAGGGATCCGCCGACAAGTTTCGAGCCCTCCACGTTCAGGTGGTTTCTATCCCTGTAACGTAATCTTCCACTAGAAGCCATGTCGCACTTCTCGCCATCACAAAGATATTGGCTAATGGGGATATATTTAACTCTCGGGTCCACGCTAGAGACTTTCGCAATCTGATCGATATAAGCAGAAAACTGCTCGCTTGCTTCAGCCTCAGGTATGGCGCAACCACCGTCATTGTTAGCCCTCCCCATAACACAGGTTCGAGGGTCAAACGTGAACCTTGGAATATCACCAATAATGGATACATCCTTTCCTTGAGATTCTAGGGTCTCAGCTGTGGCGTATAACTCGTCGTATAGGCTGGAGCCAACAGGAACCTTTTCAAGTCGGCTAATCCAATGCGCGGCAATGATGACCTTTTTGATACTTTGACTGCCCTTGACATGGTCGTATATAACTCTAAATTCCTCGTTACCTATGAATGGCAACCCATCCTGTATGTAAAAGGCGATATTTAGATTAGGCAACGCCTGCGCCATGCCAATAAACAGATGCTCCGCATGACTATCACCAACAAGAGCTATATCCACATTTCGGCCAGGCTTCGACTGCTTACACCTGGTGTAGCCTTCATACTTTAGTGATGCGTTTCTGATCTCATCGTCCGCGCATTCAAAATAATTGTCCGAAAGGTAGTCAAAGAATCTCATGTGCCCGCCGTCACCAGGGAGCACTTGCGAGTACGTCAACTCAACCAATTTATATCGGTAGTTAACAAATCCAAACGCACCAACTCCAAGCATCGCTAATGAGAGAAGCGCCGTAGTCGCTCGCCCTTTATTGAACCTGATAGGCCGCTCGACGACCATATAAGTCAGCCACGCCAGAACGATCGCTAGCAAGAGCAGCGCAGCCCTGATCAGCGCGCTAGGGGTAGATCCCGAATATATCGCAGCAAGTGATAGAAGCGGCCAATGCCATAGGTACAGCGGGAAGCTGATCAGCCCAATGGCAACCGCCCCTCGGCTCGAAAGAACCTTCTTGCTGAACCTCGATGAGCGCGCCGGACCAATCAGGAGCATAGCTGCAACGACTGGGAGTAGAGCCCATCCCCCGGGGAAAGAGCGGTCCTTTGTTATGAGAGCGAACCCTGTAACCAAAAGAGCCACTGCACCGAGTGCGCATACTTCAGCAACAATGGTGCCGTATCGACTTGAAGTGACTGGCCTATCGTAATAATAGTATGCAAGCATCCCCCCAAGCCCGAGTTCCCAAAACCTTGCCAATGGTGAATAGAACGCCGCGATCTTGTCTATCTTGACTTCGCTTATGCAAAAGCCCAGGGATACCAAAATCAGTGTGGGGATCGCCCAAAATGCCACGCGCTTATATTTGAATCCGACCCAAAGCACTATCGGCCAAATGAGATAAAACTGCTCTTCAATACCAAGGCTCCACAAATGAAGAAGGGGCTTTTGTTCGGCAGCAGCATCGAAATAACCGGCCTCCCCCCAAAGAGCAATGTTTGCTACAAACCCAGCACCTGAAGCAACATGTTTCGCCAGGTAATGAAATTCGTCGGCCAGCAGTACGAACCAACCCAAGGACATCACTGATACAAGCACTGCGATCAGAGCAGGAAAGATGCGCCGGATACGTCGAACATAAAACTCGTAAATGCTAAATCTTCCGATGCTCAGGTCTTTAATGAGAATTCCGGTAATGAGGTACCCTGATATCACAAAGAAGACATCGACCCCGATGAATCCACCAGGAAATCGATGAGGAAAGGCGTGATAAATTATAACAGCTAAGACAGCAAGAGCCCTGAGCCCGTCAATATCCGGCCTATACTTATGATAACTTGTCATTATTCCCTTATCTTCCTAAATCCATAGGACGGACGAATGCAGCGACTAGCCAACGCAGCGCGGCATAGTACCTGTCGGGAGTAACAACTTCAATACAGACTGACTTTGGTTGAGGGCTTGTTTCTAGGGCTCCGGCTCTTTATCTCACCAGTTCGAAAGCAGCTTCACATAAGTGATGTGTCCGTTTCCATACGCAGAACTCTCGGGGGCGCCAAAACAGTTTGCCCCGATCATTTTCATGGGTAGGGAAATTCTTCTTTGATCGCCGCCTTTCTGTCGATCGCCATCTTGTAGAGCATAACTACATCTGCGTCGTCTTCGAGCGCTCCCGCTGCCCTCAGGCTTGCCGCCTCGGCGAGATAGCGATCAGATCCGGTGATCGGATCGGCATAGGCAATTAATCGCAAGCGCTCGACATCAGTCGTGGGTTCGTGAATGTCCGGTGGGCTGGTAAAGAATTTCTCCCCAGGCAACAAATCGTCTTTGCCATCAACAGCTCTGAAGCTGCCGTCTTCACTTACTGCAAAACCGCTCATAGATTTAGCCTCCATCCTACAGCGCGGACTTGGCCGCCGCCCAGGTTTGCGTAGATATTGGTACTTTCAAGAAAAATTTCGACGACCTGTGATGCGCCACCTGTAGCTGCTGCGTTCACAATGGTCGGATAGATGTTTCCCGTCAGGCCTTGTACGTACGAGGCGTTCGGGCCTGCTGAGTTGGCGGTGTTGATGACTGTCGATGAAACGGAGACGATAATGCTAGCGGCATTTGGAGGTGCGAAAGCTCCTACAGCCACCGTCAGCAATGTAGCGGGGTTGCTGCCTGAGGCCATAACCGGCAATGCAGAGAGGTTGGTTCCACTGCTTGCGGTGACCAGGGATGCTCTGTCATTACGCTGGATCATAGCGAGCGGGAACTTATTGGCCGTGGCGTCAGTCCTGACCCAGCCTACGCGCGCTTTATGCGTATACCCGGCGGGCATTGCTGGGGCGTTACCGCTGAGCGACAACAATCCGTCAGCCGTAGCGCCGTTCCAAATCACCCAGACGCTGTACCAGGTCGATGCGGCCTGGCTGTTTGCAGCCCCCACATCCAGGCCATTAGCCCCCGTAGGGTTGGCAAAACTTGGGGCAATGTTTACCCCGCGCAGAACCTGATAGGTGTTCGCCGCACTCTCGACAATGATCTCGTCCGCCGTATAAGCCACGGCAGCGCTCATGCCCGTCGCGGAGCCAGCGAGGTTCTTCGCCGAACCTTGAATGCCTAGCTGGTTCATTGCCAGGGGTAACGGATCGAGCACGACCATATCCGCACCGTCGTATTCGACGTCAGCCAATTGGTTGGGCGCCAGAACCGCAGGCACCTTATTGCCGATCGAGTCGTACTGCTTGAGGTTCTTCGCGCCGAGCCCGCTGACGTTCAGCGTATCCGCTCCGGCGCTGGCCGCGTTGAATTTCACCCGGAAGCGCTGCCCGGCAGCATAGGCGGCAATGGCCGGAACCGGCGTCAGCGTAAATGTCGGAGCCGCACCGGCGGCAGTGAAGGCCGTCAGCACTTGGCCCTGAATTTGTCCAGCATTCACCGCGTGCTGACTCTTGGACGCCGGAGCGACTTGTGACGCCCCGCCCAATGATTCGAGAACAATCCAGGCGCCATTGCCGCCGTTTACGCTGGCCTGCACCAGGTACATCAGTACGGCGACACCTGCAGGAAGTTCCCCTCCCTGAAGGGGCTGCAAACCGAGGCCATAGATGGGCTTGGCTGCCAGGCCATCAGGCGCATAGGTCGAGGCGCCAGTGTTCGCATTGGCGATCTTTACATTCTGCAGGGTCCCGGTCGCCGGCAGCGCGGTCAGGGCCGGGGTATTCACCGCTGTGTAGGCATTGGCCACGCCGGTATCGGCCAGCACAATCGGCTGTCGACTGATCAGGCGAAGGGCCTGGAGCAGTTGCGCGAGATTGTCTTCATCAGGCGTCAGGCCCGCCGCCTCGATCACGGCGAGCAGTTCGAGGGTGACCGCATTACCCCACGCCGAGGGGATCAATGAGCCCGGCGTTCCGGCCACTGGATTCTCATCAACAAACTGGCCGTCGACCAGCCCCACGCTGGGTACACTTTTCGGAAAATCCACGTTTTTACCCCTCAGTCATAATTGATGTGCACTACGGTGTGCGCCGGCGCCGGTCGGCGGATGAGGCATTCCAGCGCGTTGCCCGGATTGGTACCGAATCGCTCGCCCCAGTAGCTGACACCGAAACGCCGGCCCTGCCGTTGGCGACCGCCGGTGTTGAGCGTCCACATGAACTGTGCGTTCCAGGTGCCGAAATGCGCCGAACCAAAGCGAGCACGGCCAAAGCGCGGGGCTCGATGTTCGGTAATCGTGGCGTTTGGGTAGCCCTGGCTTACTGCGATATCGATGAAGTAGGCCCGGCTTTGCCCACCCACCTCGACCAAGCGCCGCCGGACCGCTAGCCGGCGATCTTCAAAAGCAGGATTGGCCCCCAGGCACGGATCAGGCAGGCCCATGATTGCCTCCCAGTCAGGGACCAGTTCGCTGACGCCGGCCGGATCCATCTCGTTCAGCAGATCCACAGCCCGGGCATCGAGGCGCGAGAACTCGACCGACACCCCCGACAGCACCAGGTCTATTTCCGGGACCAGCTCCGGATCCCAGGCAGGGCCGAGGGGCAGCAGGCCGCGCAACTGACGGCGGTACTGTTCGGCGGTTCGCGCTACAGCCATGTGATGCCCCCAAAGGTCAGCAACTGATTCGCCGCGGCGGTGACGTTGGCCGCTGGCAGGGTCAAGGTATGGTCGGTTTCCCCCGCCGCACCGCTGATTGCTTCGCGGATATGGCTGATCAGCAAGGTCTCCCCAAGCCCCGCTTCACGGTCGTGCAGGTCGATCAGGTTTGCCATGATCGCGGCACGCACGGCAGTGGTGTCGGGCACCGGGTGGATGCTGTACGCAACCGGCACTCGTATCGGCGCCAGCACGTGAAGCTCCGCTGTCACGGGCCGCAGCGGTTCGATGTAGGCGCTGACCTCGGCCAATTGTTCGGGACTGGGCACCGGGTCCAGGTCTTCGTCACGCATGACGAATAAGCCCACAGTGCCGGGCCCAAGGTAATTGCCTCGGCACCAGGCCCGGGTGACGCCTGGCACTTCAAGGGCCCACGTTTCATAGTCATCCGCCGAGCCGCCATGCGGGATGACACGGTACGACCGGACGACCCGGGCGCGCAGCGCCTCGACACTTTCCTCAGCAATACCGCCAATCAGGCCTGGCGCCAGCACCGTGAATGCATTGGTCACGCCCGACACAGGCTGCACCAGGGTCAGCGCCAGCCCCGCATCGGCGTTGCCCAGCGTCCCAGCGTCTACGGCGGCGATGGTGGTGGTGTTCAAGCCGGCAACGGTGGTCACGCCAGCAATGACACGGTAACTCCGGCCATCACCAGCCTGGAGCACCACGTCAGCGTCGAGCACAGCGCCAGCCGCCGCCTGGAAGCTAACCAAGCCCTCGGCAGACTGGGCGGGCTTGCGGGGCTGCGCCAGGCGCATCTGCGCTATGCGCTCCAGCGTTTCCTCATCGGCCCGGTCAGGCAGGATCTGCTCGGCAATCCAATCGAGATAGCCGTACAGCCCGTACGCAGTGCCCGCCAGGGTACGGGCCAAGACCTGGGAGTCGGATCGGCGCAGCGCATCGCTGGTCAGGTCGCTTTGGGTGCGATCGACCAGCACCGGCAACGAGGGCGTTTCAAACGGCATAGATCACCTGCCAGGAAGGGGTGGGTTGGATTTCAAGCTTGGCGCCGGTGGTCAGCGTGAGCACGACGCCCAGGTCCAATCGGTTGGTGTCCGCCCTGTTGCTGCTGATGGAAACGTCCAGGACATGGCCGTCATCGATCAACCAGCGCAGCGCCTCGGCGGCGTAGAACTCCGCGTCACGCTGGGTGGCGTCGGTCAGCTGGACCCGACGCAGCAACCAGAGGCGCGAGCCGATGCGGTCGTCGGCGATGGCCGGGTAACTGTCGCCCCACCAGCCGTACAACTGGTCATCGTCTACAGGGTCATCCGTATCAGCGCGGCGCCAGGTGTACAGGCTGATCACCACCGCGCGAATCAGCGCGGATTCAACGGAGGTTTGAGTAAGCATCAGCCCCCCGCAGCGGGCGCGCCGCTTTGTCCGCTACCGGCCTGTACACCGGTGTGTACGTGGTTGATCTGGCTGATGCCACCGGCCAGCTGGTCGCCTACAGAGACAATCTGGCCGGTCTGGTTAATCACCGGCGTCTCGAAGTTCACGGCCGTCGTGGCCTTGATGTTCAGCGTGCCGGTTTCGATGTCGATAATCCGGCCGCGCTTGAAGTGGATCTTGTCGCCCTCATCGGTGTAGATCGCGACTTCGCCGGGCTTCATGGACTGGATCCGGTACCGGCGATCAGCCGCGACCAGCACCACGGCGTGAGAGCGGTCGCCGCCGATAAAGGCGGTCAGCACTTCGGCGCCGGCCAGCGGGTTGCTGGTGAAGCCGTAGGGTTCGAAGTGCTCGGCGTTGTCCTTCAGTTCGCCGGCGGTGAGGCGCATCTGCAAGGACTGCATTTTCTTCAGGGCGTCGACGAGCACCACGGTGCCGCGGGCCAGCATGTTTTTCACGGTCATTGTTTTGGCTCGTAGTCGGCGGGAATCAGGTATTCGAAGTTGTCGGCCTTGCCGCCCTTCTTCAACTTGCGGTTCTTGTGCGGGTCATGCGGTTCCGGCTCGTAGCTGTCTGGCGGGCCAACTTCCATTTTCGTGATCATGCCGGCCTCGGTCAGGGTGTACGTCACCCGGGCGATCAGCATCCACCGGTCGAAACCAATGATCGGGTCGATTACTCGCACCAGGGTGTTGTGTTTCCAAAGCGCCCCGTTGGTTTGGCGCCAGCCCTGCACGGTGTAGGTGGTCGTCAGCGCCTTGCCCATGCGAGTACCGCGTTCCCAGTTGGCCCGGGCTTGCGCCAGCTCGCTGGTCATCTGCCCAGTTTCCTGGATGATCAACACACGCTTGCGGGTTGTCCGATCATCCGTCAGGACAGCCGACACCTCTGCCGCCGCCTCGCCGAACTCATCATCCGTGCCCGAGCGCTGGCCTAGCACCTGGTATTCGGAGAACACGCCGGAGAAATCCAGCGGCGCGCTACCGGTGAGGATGTTCTTGCCGACCTCTAGATGATCGAAGGCCCGCCCTTCACTCCCAGGCCGAGCCAGTACGGCCATGCCGCGCGCATCATCGGTGGAGAACACCCGGAACAGCGTCAGCAAGCGGTCGATGGATTCAAAAGCCGTTTCGCCTGGCTCGATGGTGTGGTCCGACAGTTTTCCCCCTTCGGGAATCTCGGTGCGCACGGATATCCCATACGGGGCCGCCAGCGCCCTGACGATCGTGAGCACGCTCTGGTTGTTCCACTGGCCTGGCTTGTTCACGGCCGCGCAGTCCACCAGGTCGGCAGTCAACGACCGGCCGCTGATGGTCGTTGTGATTTGCTGGTGGTCGTAGTCGATCGGTGAGGAAAACACCCAGCCAGTCAGCACCAGGTCGCCACCGATACGCACATGGCACTTGGCACCCTGCCGGATCGGTACCGCGACGTTCTGCCCCGGCCACTCCCAGGTGATGCTCAGGGTGAACGACCGGGCCTGGTCCTCGAGCCCGGCGGCGATCTCGACCGATTTCCAGCCGGAATAATCCAGACCGTCAACCGTGAGGCTGACGATGTTCTGATCTTCGGTCATGGATTACCTCTTGGCGATTTTGATCGATGCCGCCGGAACAAAGCCCGGGTGCCGAATGCGATTGCGTTGCACGACCTCAGCCGAGCGTGTTGCATCGCCGAAGCGCTGGTAAGCCAGCACCAAGGCGGACATGGTTTCGGACGGCGTGATGTCAACCAGCCGCACCCCAGACTCGGCAACCGCCGTCAGGTGTTTCACCAGTTCCTGGCGCAGCGTGTTCATCACGACGTAATGAGCGGGGTCGGCCTTCAGCGATGCTTCAAAAATCGCGTCACTGAGGCTGTCGCGTAGCTGCAGCACGTCGTCCGCCACGGGAACCTCGGGCCGCTCCACTGGCAAGATTGCCTGTTGCTCGACGCTGGGCGTTGATCCGCTGGAGACGGGCTGCGAGGCGATAGGCATTTCACTGATGATCAGCGCCATCTGAACCAGCAGCGCGTCCTGTACCAGATTTGCGGTCGCCTGGGCGGCTGCCGCCGAATCGATGCCGCCGGACTGGCTCACGGTGTTGATGGCCGTCACCGACTCGGTTTGCTGTGTGGTGGTGGCCACCGCATTCTTGTAGCTCGAACTGGTGTCAGCGAAAGCGCTGTCCTGCAACGAAAAGTCGCTGAAGTAGCTGGAGAACAGCGACGACAGCGCTCCCGGCGAGTTCATCAGCGATTGAGCAAACCCGGTCAGGTTGGTGAACACCCCCACGAAAGGGGCGAACTGCTGTTGAATGACCGCGTAGACGTTTGACAGGCTGTTGCGTAGACGGAGCAGGCCCAGGCGGGCCTGATCGACCTTGGCCATTGCCTGCTTGTACCGTTCCAAAGCCGAACCCAACATGCTGTCCGACGCTTTCACCACCTGCTGCTGGCTGTTGACCTTGGCCGTCGGAAACGTCAGCGGTTTGTCCGGGTAGAACGTCAGGTCAAAGCTGACCATGCCGCCGGCGGTGAGCTCGTGGGACACCTTGCAATCACCCGCTTTGACCTGCATGCGGCCAAGCCAGGGGTGGACCAACTCACCAGGGCCCGGGGTCTGCAATGCCTCAAGCAACTTGTCGCGCCGCTCGAAACAATCATCACCAATGACCCAGGCCGTCATGGTGTGGACCTGGGCCTGTTTCCCAAGCTGTTCAAAGAACGGCTCGTCCCGCTGCGGGTATTCGTGAAGCTGACCCTTCTGGCCGACCGGCACCGACGCCTGCGGGATCAAGAAACTGATCCCACGGAACGACGCCGGCAATAGTTCATCGCGCCAATTGCGAGCCATGGCTTACCCCTTCATGACGCCCACGGTACGGGTACCGACGTTGGGCTTGATGTTCAGCCCCGGCTGGTTGGTTTTCGGCTGCTCAATCGTCGTGCCCGGCGGAGCGCCGTTCAGGTTGATGTTGAGTTCGCCGTTGAGCTTCTGCCCGTTGGTGGCAGCGGTCTGCTGTAGGAGTTGGTTGTTGCTGATGCCGAACGCCTGATTGTTCATCGCCTGGCGGGCTGCGGCTGATTGAGCGGCATCCGCCATCAGCAGTTCACCGGTACCGCCACCGGCGCCCGCGTTGCGTTTTTGCTGGGCTTCGGTGAAGGCGTTCACCTTGTCGGTTGCCGTCTGGATGATGCCTTCGCCGCCATCCCCTCCGCCGAACCACTTCATGATCGGCTCGATGATGGGCCGCAGCTTTTCCCAGAGCTGCTGGAACCAGGCGGTGATCGGCCCCCAGTGTTTGACAATCATGCCAAGCGGGCTCCAGTCGAAGATCACCCTCAGGAAATCCATGGCTGGCACTGACAGCGCCACCAGCAGATCCCACAACGCACCAAAGAAACCGGTCAACGGCCCCCAGTTCTCGACGATGCGCCCTAGGGGCGTCCATGCTGCGAAAGCCTTGAACCATTCCCACGCCGCCAGAACCGGCTGACGAATCTTCTCCCAGAGTTTGTCGAAGTACGGAGCAACGACCGACCAATTGGCAATTAGAATCCCGGCGGCGAGAGCGATCCCCCGGACGAGTAAGCCAACCGGTGACAGCGCCATGACAGCGCTCAGGATTTTGGTAGCCATGACCGCACCCATAACGGCAACGCGCAATACACCGAATGCGATGCCCGCCGCCAACACGCCCTTGATCAAGCCAGGATGTTGCGCCGCGAGGGAGGACAAGCCGGAAACCAGCGGACCGATCAACGTCATGACGTCGTTGAATGGTGGCAACAGCGCGGCTCCCACCTCGACACCCAACCGCGTGACCTTGTTGGTCAGAAGTTGCATGGCGTTGGCTGTGGTTTTGGATCGGGCGGCGAATTCTGCCTCCATGGAGCCGGCGAATTTGCCGTCCTTGCCTACTGCGCCGAAACTCTTTTTCAGAAGGTCGAGATTGGTTAAGAGCGGCGCGATTGCGGACACCGATTCGGTACCAAACAACTCAGTGAGTAGGCCGGCCTGCTTGGCAGGATCGACTTTGGCGATGCGCGCAAGCACATCCTCGATCGTGCCTTGAGCATCTTTCTGCATGCTCTGGGCTACTTGCTTCACATCCAGGCGCAGCGACCTGAAGGCCTCGGCCTGCTGCTTCGTGGCCGAACCGCCCTTGGTCAGCGCCAGCATGAAGTTCTTCATGCCGGTAGCGGCGACTTCGCTGGGCACGCCAACACCCGCCAGGGTTGCGCCCATTGCTGCGATCTGCCCGGACGCGAGGCCAGCAATGGCACCGAGCGGACCGATACGGGTCACGATGTCGGAGATCTGCGCAGCCGAAGAAGGCCCGATGTTGCTCAGGTAGTTGATCTGGTCCGCCAGCTTGACGACTTCAGGCTGTGTCAGTTTGAAAGACGTCCGCCACTTCGCCATCATGTCGCCCGACTGCTCAGCGGTCTGATCGAAAGCGATACCCATCTTCACCGCGTCTTCGGCGAACTGCTTCAGCTCACCCGCGGCGAAACCTGCCTGGCCGCCCGCGGCAACGATGGCCGCAATGCCAGTGGCCGCCATCGGCAGCCGCTCCGACATGTCCAGAACATCCTGGCCCATCTGCTCGAACTGCTTGGGTGTCTCGAAGGTGACGACCTTTCGAACGTCGGCCATGGCCGTTTCGAATTCCATCGCTGCTTTTGCGCCGGCAATGAATGGCGCCGCAAAGGCCCCGCCTTGGACCAGATCCTTGAACCCAATATTCCCCAGGCCCGAACTGTTCATCTGCTTGCGGAAACCCGCAACGTTTTTGCGAATGCCCGCCAGCGTCGGCGACAGCTTGTCGACGCCGGTGATCAACGCCTTGAGCTGGAACTTGTCCGCCATCACTGCACCTGCTGGGCTGCGTTAATTCGTTGGGCGTGCTCCAGGGACTCACGGAGCACATCCAGTGGCCTGGCCATCATCTGTTCGGGATCAACCTTCCAGAACCAGGCCAGGTCGTAGGCGGCTGCAATCAGGTCGCTGATGGCTGCGACGCCGCACTCATGAAAAAACCGGCCACCGCCCAACTCAGGGCGTTCAGGTCGGACAGGTCCAACTGGTTGACCGATGACGGGGGAATGCCGGCACAAACCGCGATGTATTTCGCGGCGACGTCCATGTCCAGGCTGACCTCCTCGTTCTTGTCGATCTTGTACGGCAGCGCCTTGATCGCCCGTACTTCCTGCACGGTTGGCCGGCGCAAGGTGAGCTCAGTCACCGGCTCGCCGTGGGCCTCGATCGCGACTTGAAGCTTCTGAACGTGACTCATTGCCAGCTCCCTTTGATGCCGTCGAATTGCAGTTCAATGGTGCCGTCGTCTCCCTTCGACGATGGTTCATCCACCAGGTAGGCACCGGCCAACACGTAGACCGATGCGTTGCTGAATTCGCAAGTCACGGTCATGTCGCGGCCATTCGTGAGCGCCTTGATCGGGAAGTTTGGGGTATGCACTGCAGTCACTTTCAATGACGGAGTTAATGCTTCTTCCTTGTAATAGCCCGGGTAGACCGTTTCTCGTTTCACGTCCATCAACGGGGCTTCGGCGCCACCGGTGATGATCAGCTGTTCTCCGTCCACTTTGACGTAAACGGTGCCCGCTACTTTTTGACCCATGGTCTGTGTCTCCAGAATGAAAAAGCCCGCACAGGGCGGGCTGGGTGTCGTGGGTCGGGGTTACGCCGCTTCGTCGTATTGCAGGCGGAACTGGTTTAGCAAGGCGAAGATGCGCAGGCCGTTGATGTAGTCCGGCGGGAACAGCACGTTTACCCGGCTCGGGTCCTGCGTGTCGCGCTCCACCACCAGGTGCTGCGCGAACAGCTCGGAATTTTCAACGTGCCCTTCCAGCTCGAGCTTGGCGTATTGCGCGATCAGCTCGCCACGGATAACCGCCGGGGTGACGATCGGCTGGCCGGCGCCAAACGCGGTGCCGTCGCTCGCCAGCTTGTGGCGACCGTACTTGCTGGTGATCACGCTGCGCATCCGGCGGATGATGAACGCCGATTGGTGCATGGTCTCGCTGTCCAGGTAGGAGTTATCCGCCTGGCCGAAGGGGTTTTTCTGGTAGGTGGTGATTGAGCGCTGAATGCGCACGTAGCCGCCCTCGTAATACGCCGTGGCAATGCCATAGGTGAGCAACGACTGGCGCTCGGTCAGGGTGAACCGTTCACTGGCCGGCGCTGGGTCCAGGCCCGGCAGGCTACCGCTCTGGGTAGGCCGGCTGGCATCCGCCGAGATAAACACGGCCGTGCGCCCAGCCAATGCGGCCGCCTGCACCCATACCGGCTGCGGAACGCCCGTCTCGACGGCTTGGATGGTGACGTGCTGGTCGTTGCGCGCCTGGCCTGCCGCCACCAGGGTACCGATGGTGCCGCGCTTAGCGCTGTAGACATGGCCGAACAGTTGTTTCGCCCAGGACCAACGCCCGATGTTGTCGTCCATCGTGTCCTTCCAGACATTCAGACTGGTCGTATCGGAC